ACATCTTCAATTATTTTTCTTCTTTTTGAATCTGCCTCCAAATCATCTAGAACTTTTAACGCTCTGTCCCCTTTTTCTTGTCTGTCTTTTCTTATATCAGCTTTAATTTTTAACTTATCTTGTAACTTTATTTTTTTAGCTTCTTTAATTTGTTCCTCTGCACCAAGATCAGATTGTAAATTTTTCAAATCTTGATTGGTAAGTTTATCTTTACCTCCACTTCTACCTCTAGTGCCTCCAGTTGGGCCCTGTTTACCTTGGTTTTTGTCTAAAGTTGCTGTGCTTGACTTTTTTGTGTTAGTTGTGTCACCACTAACCTCAGTAGTAGTAGTGGTTCTCTGGTTGTTTCTTCTTGCCTCTGCTTGCAGATCACGCTGTATTTTTTTCTTGTTATTTTCAACTTGTGTTTCTACTGATTTACTTACTTTTTTTTCTTTGACAACAATTGGTTTCAAATTCTTTGCAAAATTTTTAACTTTTGCAAAGTTTAACTTTCTAAGTTTTATATTTTTTCTATTTGCTAAAAAATCTTTTAATTTTTTTATACCTCTGTTGGCACTTATGATAGATTTAAGTCTTGTTGTTTTCTCTCTTTGTGATTTGAATCTTTTATCATCTGCTTTTGCTTTAAAAATTGCTTTGTTTAACAGAGATAGTTTATTTATACCACCCTCATCTTTTTGACCAGAACCTCCAGCAGCACCACCAAAAAGAGCCAAAAGAATTAAACCACCAAGAAGTCCTGATCCTTTTTTGTCAACCTTATCATCGGATTTCTCAGATAATTTTTCTAGATCCTTTGTATTATTTTTTATATACCTCAAGAAAGTTCTGTAGTCTGCCTTTCTTTCGAATTTTAAACTAGTAATTCTACCCCTTTTAGAGACAGGATTTATTTTTTCAACAACACTCTTTACGGGAGATTTAGAAAATATCATTTACTTAACCCATATAGATGTTGTATAAATTTTTAGAATTAGAAAGTGACAAAGAGTCGTAATCTAAAGCACTAAGAAATTTAATATCTATCATACCGTTACTATCTGCTCCTTGACTAACTAACTGTTGATTATTCACATTTTGTTTTTGAGAGTTATTCGAAGAATCTTTTATAATATTGATACTACCAACATTATCTTTTTTTAATTCCTTAACTTTAAGTTTTTCTTCCTCTTGTATTGCTAATTTCAAAAGTTTTTTAAAATCGGATTGCATCAATTCATCAATTTTTTTAAGATCACCCTCCTTTAAATTTCTATCCAGCAATTCAAAATTAAAATCTTCATTTTGTTTTGATCTTATTAAATTTATCAAATCTGCTGTCATTCTTATATTTTCTGTGCCAAAAGGTTGTTGAGACGATCTCAATAAATTAAATTTAAAATCGGATAACTGCGATGGTGACATACCTACTATTTGAGATTCTAATCTTTTTATTTTATTTTCGTCTGTTAAATCTTCATATCCTTGACTAGAAACTGGACTTCCAAAATTAAAAGTTGATGGTAATCCTGGAACAGTAAAAGCACCAGTTCCAGATTCCAAATATTTTTGTGCGTACTCTAAGTTTTTTATTCCTTGTTCAATTTCAAGTAATCTTTGTTTTTTCTCTTGAGAAAAGAATGCTCCACGAAATATTCCAAGGTTTAGTTCTTTCTTCTTTTGCTTTAAAGCTTGTATATCTTCTGCTATACTTATTTTTTGTTTTGCTATTGCATTTGCTCTTGCCTCTTCAACACTCATACCACTATCTATATTTGATTGTGTAAGGTCACTAACGTTAGTATCAATAGTTTCTTGTAGATCTGTTGCACCAGGTTGAGTAAAAATATCTTGAAAGTAATCACTCAATATTCTATTAACTATTGGTCTAAGATCATCAATTTTATTTCTCAAAAATTCAAAAAATGATCCTGCATTCTTGTAAAGAAGAAATCCTATGCCACCAAGTGCTAATCCAGCAAGAACTATAAGGAGACCTTTACCAAGCACTCCACCAAAGAGTCCAGCACCAATAGTTCCAACCACTCCCTTCAATAATCCACCACCTTTTGCCATTTTTCCAACTTCACTTTTTAAATTTTTGGCAATATCAAAAGTAGTTTTTAATGATTTAGTAATTGATTTTAAATTTTTTCTAAGTATCTTAGTTGTTTTCTTTGAACCAAAAAATTCAACATAATTCATTGCAAATTTTTGATCCTTACTAAGACCTGTAGAAATTTTTTGAGTTGACTCCTGTACCTTATTGACACTATTTCTTGCAGCAGTAAATAAACCCTTTGTTATAGGGTTAAACGCTCTTCTAGGTCTAATTGCAGGTGAAATCATTTACATGTTTGCTTGTTTTGCTTTTAAATTTTCATCCTCAATATATTGATTCAATAATCCTAGATAGATATCTCTCTCCCAAGGCATCATATTTTCAATTTCAGTCAAAGAGTATTTATGGTGTTGCATCAAGGCAAAGTTTAGTTTAAAGTATGACTCAAGATCCATGTGAGCCATAACTATTCGAAAAAACTTGTTATACCCTCCAACGTTACTTCACTCTCAACCTTTGTTTCTGGATTAGTCACTTTAATTTTGTGAGATAGTTTTGGCATGGTCTCAAAAAACTTCTCAATTTGTTGAAATTGTTTTGTATCTAAAGTCCCCAACCAATCATTTAACTCTTTTTGAGTACAATCAGTCGATGACCAAGATTCTTCATTACTAAAAACAACATCAATACAAGATGCGATTAATTTAAATGAATCCTCGATTCCAATTGTTTCATCATTAACTTTAAAGTTATTTTCAATAAATTGATTCAATGATGGGTACTTCATTCTTAAAGTAAAAACACCATCTAAATTTATGTCACGGTTGTGTTCTTCATTTTTTTCAACTTTTATTTCATCAATATAAATTTTAACTGGAACAGTTGTTTTTTCATCGTCAGGACAAGTAACGAGTAAATCTAATGATTCACCTACAGATTTACCTCTTATGTTTAAAAAAACATATTCAATATCAAATGTTGGTAGTTCATCTATTTTAACTCCTCTTGTTTGAATACAAGATTTTAAAGTAGATTTTACTGCGTCTGTAATTTGTTTTTGATCTTCACTCTCTAATGCAAGAATTAATATTTTTTCTTCTTTAACGAGAAAAGGTCTGTATTTTATTTTTTTCCCTGTCGATGGTAAAACCAACTCATAAGTCGGGGTCGCTATTTGTGGTAAAGGCATAATATTTTATTCAGTATTGTATATAGCAGTGTTTTAGTAACCGTAATAACCACTATAAGAACTTGATCCATATGAACTTGAACCATCAGATCCAGAACTAGAGGAACTCTCAGTGCTAGAGGTGGTTTCTCCAGAGGAGTCAGTAGTTGTGGTCGTTGTTGTAGTTTCAGTTGTAGTTGTTCCACCTCCACTAGACTCAGTTGTTTGAGTTGTTTGAGATGTTCCCTCACCAGCAGTGGTTTGTGTTTCTGTAACAGGATTTACTTCTGTAACTGGATCACCAACAATTACACTAC